ACACTCCTGGATCAATGAATAAAAAGAAAACTGGATATAGCAAGTCAAGATAGCTTGACATTCAACTATTAGTTGTGTTAGACTAGAATAATGCGTAACAAAACCTTGGTTTTGTTTGCCCTTGTTGCGGTTAGTGCGTTTATCGTATCCCTACCAGCAAGCCACAATCAAACCAGTGCTAATGCACCGCAAAATGTAGAAAGTTTACACACCGTTAATGAAAGTATTAAGGCTGATAAACTTGAGACACATAAAAAGAAAATAGATAAAGATGAAATTAGAGAAAGCGAAAAGCCCTCTAGATCAAATAACAGAGAAAAAGTCTCTGACTCAAATGTAGAAGCTAACAAATCTTTTGCAAAATCCTATATGGAGTCAAAATACTCTTGGGATAAAGACCAGCATTCCTGCCTAGTGAATCTATGGAATCGTGAAAGTGGGTGGAGGCATACTGCTGACAATCCAAATTCAAGTGCCTATGGTATTCCACAATCCTTGCCAGGAAGTAAGATGGCAAGTGCTGGGGCAGATTGGAGAACAAATCCAGAAACACAAATTAAATGGGGTCTAAAGTATATTAAGCATAGATACGAGACTCCCTGTGGAGCATGGAATGCATTCAAGCAAAAAGGCTGGTATTAATTTACTAGTTTAGTTAGATGTCCTGAGTACAGACATTAAACTGCTCACCATAATTTAGTGTAGTATAATTTAATAAAATGCCTCTTTAGCTCAATGGTAGAGCATTCGCCTTGTAAGCGAAAGGCTGTCAGTCCGATTCTGACAAGAGGCTCTAGGTGGCAGGAAGTCGTCCTTAGTGATGGTTGATAGTTACAGTTACGAGTCCAGAGAGACACGTTTGCCTTGCAGGTAAATAAAGGTCTTCCTGTCACCGTCTATTTAAAAGGAGAAAGCATGAATATCGAAGAGTTCAATGAGTTAGTTAAAGAAGGAACTACAATTGTAGACTTCTGGGCTGAATGGTGTGGTCCATGTAAAATGGTTTCACCTGTCCTAGATGAAATTGCAGAAGAGACTGGATCAAAGCTTGTAAAGATTGATGTAGACAATGAACCAGATCTAGCAAAAGAGTTTGGTATTTCTGGAATTCCAGCAATTATGGTGTATACTGATGGGGTAAGAACGAAATCAATTGTTGGAGCAAAGCCAAAACCAGCACTAAAGAAAGTGTTATTTGATAATGTTTAAGAAAAAAAAGCAAGATGAGATGTTGGTTGAAGAATATCAATATCGTGCAGTAATCACATACCTTCCACAAAAGCAGGTATATAGAGCATCAGTGCAACGTAGAATTGGTATCAATGAATGGGTAAAGGTTACTTGTGGTCTTAAAGGTGTTAATTTCGCATCTAAAGAACAAGCAGAAGGTGCTGCAAAACACAAAATTAGAGTACAAAAAAGTCTTGATGATCAAGTTAATAGCCCTATTTCTTATATCATCTATGACGATTAAATGGTAAAATAGGTATTATGGCTAATAAGAAGTTTGAGTCCGATGCAGTATTTAATGGTGAAGTTGAGACAACAAAGCTAAAAGTAACTAGTGCTGGTGGCGATGAAGGTGGAGAAATGCTTCTTGGAAAACCAGCCACAAATACAACCATTGCTGGTACAGGCGTAACTGTAGATGTTTACCAAAACAAACTTAGATTTTTTGAGCAAGGTGGAGATGCTCGTGGTTACTATCTTGACATAACTGGTGGTGGCGGTGGTGCTAGTACCAATATTATTGGTGGTGGATCTGCATCAGACTCATTTAAAACTATATCAGTAACTGGTCAATCTAGTGTTGTAGCAGACTCATCTACAGATACTTTAAGTCTTGTAGCAGGTACAAACGTATCTATTACAACAGATGCCACCGCAGATTCTATTACAATTAATTCCACAGGAAATTTTACATCTGTTGATTCTATTACATATCCAGATTATATTACTTTTGATACCACCCCAGAAACCGTTCCAACTGCAACAGGCTCTATTTTTTGGGACGATGGAGACGGTCTTCCAGCAACAGTTTTGAATGCAAATGTAACTATTGGATTAGGACAAGAACAAGTAGCGTTAAGTAAAAATGCTACAGGTGCATCTATTGCTAAGGGTAAAGTTGTTTACATTAATGGTGCTGCTGGTCAAAGACCTACTATTGCCCTATCTGATGCAGATTCAGAAGCAACATCTTCAAAGACATTTGGTTTGACAGCAGAAGCGATTGCAAACGGTGCAGAAGGATTCGTAGTAACCTTTGGGGTTTTGCGTGGAGTTAATACCCTTGGATTAACTGAAGGTGCTGCTTTGTGGCTATCTTCAACAGCAGGTTCATATACAACAACAGTGCCAGCAGAGCCAGCACACTCTGTATTTCTTGGATATGTAGTTAAAGCTCATGCAACCGCAGGTGAAATATTTGTAAACATTCAAAATGGTTATGAGCTAACAGAACTTCACGGTGTAACAATTGATGGCACTCCAGCAGACAATGAAGTCCTTGCGTATGACTCAACATCAGGGCTATGGATTAATCAAACTCCAACAGAAGCAAATATTGCAACTAGAAATGGGTGGACACACGATTCTGGAATTATTATTCAATCGTCTTCTGGATCAGCAGGATCATTAAGCCTTAAATCTTTTTCAAGTACAATAGATATTCTAGATACCTCAGTTAACATTAGTTCAGGTGTAGATTCAAAAACTTGGAATTTTCAAAATGATGGAGATTTAGTATTTCCTGATACCACTGTTCAAAATACTGCATTCTTAGGAATGTCTTCATATACTACAACAAACTTATCTGAAGGAACTAATCTTTATTTTACAGATGAAAGAGCACAAGATGCAGTAGGAAATAGTTTAGGTACGGGTCTTTCTTATAATGATTCTACTGGAGCTATTTCAAACTCTGGTGTTTTAGATTTAACTGGAACTGCAAATGAAATTGTGGTTAGTACTTCAACAGGTAGTGTTACTATTGGTATTCCAGATTCACCAGTTCTAGTCACACCAAATATTGGGGTAGCAACAGCAACAAGTGTTAATGGAACAACGATTCCATCATCTAAAACTTTGATTATCACAGATGATATTGGTTCAACCGTTCAAGGATATAGTTCAACGCTTGCTGGAATTAACACTCTTGGATTAGGAACAGGTTTCTTAAAAAATACTGCAGGTACCTGGTCATATGATAATTCAACATACTTAACAACATCTAATGCATCTTCAACTTATCTTACACAATCAAATGCATCATCTACTTATTTAACTCAGGCAAATGCTACAGCTAACTACCAGCCTTTAGATCAAGACTTAACTGATATTGCAGCACTTTCTTCTAATGGATTTCTTAAGAAGACCTCTGGTGTTTGGGGTATGGATACATCAACATATCTTACTTCTTATACAGAAACAGACACACTTGAAACAGTAACTGATCGTGGTGCATCTTCAACAAATGCTATTACAATTAGTAATACCACTCAATCAACTACCCCAACAACAGGTGCTTTAATTATATCTGGTGGTGTGGGAATTGCCAAAGATGTTTGGATTGATGGAGACCTTCATGTAAACGGTACCACAGTAACTGAAAATACTAAAACAGTAGCAACTCATGACAACTTAATTTATTTAAATGCTGCCCTAGATTCAACAGTTACAAATGCTGTTGGAAATGGAACTTATGTAACTTATACCGCAGAAAATAACTATACTCCAGGAATGGATATTACAGTTACTGGAATGAATCCATCTGGATACAACATTGCAACTAGTGACAATAAAACTGTTTATTCTGCTACATCAACACAGTTTGTTGTTGCTAAAACTACTACTGGAACATTTGTATCTGGTGGAACCGCTCATGCAAAAGAAGAAGTAAATCCAGACTTAGGTTTTGCAGGTGGATATTACTCAGGTGGCTATGCTCACGCAGGTTTATTTAGAGATGCATCTGATGGAGTATTTAAAATATTTGATGGATATACTCCTGAACCAGATGAAGCAGTAAACATTGATACAACACATGCATCATTTTCTTTTGCTCCAATCAAGGTAGAGTCATTAGATGTAACAGATGCTTCTACAACCCGTTCGAATCTTGGTCTCGTAATTGGAACAAATGTTCAGGCTTACCATTCAACCCTAGCAGCAGTTGCTGGTGGAACATATACTGGTGATGACAGTATAACGACAGTTGGAGCAATCACTACTGGGTCTTGGAACGCTACAATGATTCATAATGACTATATTAATGATGCTCTCACTATTTCTGGTGGAACAATTAATGCTACGCCTATTGGTGCAACAACACCATCTACTGGAAAATTTACAAATGTGGATATAGATGGGGAGGTTTTAATAGACACATTTGTTGGAACAGGAACTGGATCAGCATCTGAAACAGCAGCAAATGAAACAACTTGGGGATCCACATACTCTTGTGCAGAATATATTGTTTCTGTAAGTAATGGTACAACTGGAAGATATACATCAAAGGTTATGCTGATGTGTAACGGATCTGCTTCTTCTATAACAGAGTATGCAATTCAAACAGTTGGAACAATTACCGCTCCAACTATTACTGCAGGGACAACTCCTTCAGCACTTAAATTACGAATAAATGCAGTTAATGGATATGCCATTACATTAGTCAGAACTTTGGTGACTGCATAATGGCTAATCTTAAATTAAAAGAAAATCTAGATATTGCAAACTCTTTAAATGTTCTACCTTTTATAGGATATATTATGCCTTTTGCAGGAAATATTACACAAACAGCATCTGGAGGAACAATAACAACAACCGCACCACCTGGATGGTTACTATGCAATGGAAATGTATTTAGTTCAACATTGTATCCAGAGCTTTTTTCTATTTTAGATTCTGATATTTTACCAAATTTAAGTGGAAGATATCTTGTTGGATACTATTCAAATGTTGCAGTAGCAACAACTGGTGGAGCAAATACACATACTCATGGCATGACTAGTTCTAGTACCTCTCCACTTAGCACCTATACACCAGCAGCACATAACCACACATTCCCTGGATATACTGTTGCAGTATCATCACATTCACATAACCACAGCATGTCTGGATCCTTCTATCCTGGAAATAATGATTCAACTGTAAATGCAGAAACTAGCACTGGAACAGTTAATGCTGTTCCATTTAATCATAATCATCCACTTACTGGCAATACAGCAATTTCTGGAAGCAACTCTGGAAACATTACACATGATCATGACACAAACTCAGCAGGTGTGAATGCAACCTCATCCACTGGACATGCACATAATGCTGGAGCAGTTACAGCAACAGAAGTAGCTGGGTCTTCTATTCCTCAAACATTATATTTAAACTATA